CTTCCCGCTGGCCGGTACGGCCCGGCTTTGCACTGGTGAACGTCTTGCGCACCCCGTCCTTCTGCACCTTGATCTGCCAGCGGTTCTGGTTCGGCAGCCACTGGGCGGTGTTGGTTCGCATTCCCATAAAAAATACCTCCTTTGGGGTACACTTTGACAAGCCCGCCCAAAAGAGGTATAATCGCAGTGTCGAGTGTGCGATGCCCTCTTCTGGGTGAGCCGCTTCTTTTAACTCCTTCGGTGTTCCAGCACCGGGGGAGTTTTTTCTTTTGTGACGGTTGAAACGAAAAATAAGGGCTGGTGCATGCACCAGCCCTCTAAAAACAGCTCCACTCACGTGGCGTTTTTGTTCGTCTGTATTATTCTACAGAAAAGCAAGGCAGTGTGCAATGCACTATTGTTTTACAAAAATGTGTTATTGTTGCATTATTCCAGCGGATACAACTGGTTGATGGCTTTTATCACAAACGAATACGAGGACAACAGAACCTCATTTTTTTGGAAATACTCTTTCCGTTTCACCATCCGCTCATCAAAAAGCTGGTGGAGTTCATCGGCAAAGTGCTCCCGTGTTCGGGGAGAAGTTACGATTTTGTCGTAAACGAAAAGCAGCCCCACGAAGTCGTGAATAACAGGGTTCGACATCTTTTTTTTCACGAGACGTTGCCTTGATGCCCGGAATCGTGCTTGCAAAATGGTTCAAGAACATGGAGGGCTTTATTTTCCTGGTGTAAGGTGCTCGCATACTGTTCAGCAGGCAGTTATTGTGGGCGGCTGCATTTCGCAAACAGCGAACCGCAAACAGACAACGGAATAGATCCTCGTTCTTTCCGCCTGTATTCTGATCGTATACCTCACACAGCATTACAAGGTCACCAAAAGAAAGAACCTCAATCAGGTTCCAGACTGCATAACCCTCTTTTTCCAATTTCCGAATCAGGTCACAACACATAGAATTTTCTGATTTAGCGCTGATAGAGGCTTTGACCTCTGGATATACGCTGAAAAATCTATCTACGATTTCGTAGCCGTCCTCATCTGGATTCTCGCTGATTTCCCGAATCAGCATGACCTTAAGGTAATGCTCGAGATCCAAGGTGGCATGTAGGATCAGTCTGCGGAGGTGCATATCCAGGGTAGACAATTCCATTAGGTATGCAAAATCCAGGTTCAGATACTTTCCGGTCTTTGGATTGATCTCATAGTCCTTATCAAATGCCTTGACCTTGAAAAAGAAAGTACTGTACGCCAAAAAGGATGCCGCCTGTTCTTCTGTGCACAGGGTAAAGGCGACACCTTTATTTTTGAGGTGTTCTACCTGCTGTTCGATTGTGAGCTTTGGCCTGCGAGGCAAAACCATTGCATCCGATAACTTGTTTCCTTGTACGTCCATATAAATTCACTTCCTCCGGTTCCTAATCACCCCACCCATTACGTCCAACCCACGGCGCGGCCCTCGATCTGCACGTCTTCCAGCTGGGGCCGGGGCAAATTATCCTTGGGTGCCCTGCTTTGCCTTCTGCGCCTCTTCTCTTAACTTAATGGATTCGCGGTACTGTTCTGCCGGAGCAAGTTCCACAAACTCCACAGAACGGTCATAGTTTTCCTTGACAACCTTTTTGATTTCGTCCAGGGAAACACGGAAGAACTCTCGCCGCTGGTTTACAAAGTTGAGCTTGCGATCCGCAAAGGCATTGTGCAGTGCAGCTTCCAACCGAGGAGCATCATCCGAAAAAATCATAGCATGTACATCAAAGTCAAACGGAACCGAGGCATCGCCCAGCTCGTCCACACGATCCTGTGGATCAAGGCGACGTGTCATACCGATTTTGTAAACGTTCTCGCCAAATGCGCCAATATTCGAGATCACATAAACATAACCGGCACGCTGATTAGCCTCACGATAATCAACATCTTTGAACTCTTTGTCAATCTTATCCAGCTGGGCCAACAGCTCAGCTTTCTTTTCTTCGATTGCTGCACGGTCAACCTCAGAAGCAGAAACCAACTGCGCATTGATACGATCCAGCGCATTCTGATAATGCTGCTGCTCTTTTTCCAATTTCTTGCGTTCCTCTTCGATTTCCTTGGCAAGCTTTGCCTCTTCACGCATTCTTGCTCTAGCTTCCTTCTGCTCTTCCTTCTCCTGCTGCTTTTTCTGGGCATATTCAAAAGCAAGATGAAGTTCCTCGATTTTTAAGCGGTAGTATTTCGGCTGGATGCTGACTTCCATAATGGTTCCCAGCTTGGAAATCGCTTCCCTAGAGGTAGTAATACGCTTTTCACTGGCTTCGATATTATTGTATTTGACGTGTTCAATTACATCATCGCATTCAGAATTGAATGCACGAAGGAGAAGTTTCTGCATATCAGAGACCATCTTCTTGCCTTTGGACGCATTTCCATTGACTGTCCAGTTCATATTTCCGCTGACAGCCGTTTTCGCTTTAATCATATCTTTCTGTTTGGTACGAATTTCCAAAAGATGTGCCTTGTACTCGTCTGCATTCATAAAAGAGTACCGAGGAGTATAAAGCCCAAAACTCTGCATCAGAATTTCTTCATTCGTTTCAATAATCTGGTCTTTTGCCTGTTGAAGTTCTTCCAAGGCATCCTTCAACTCGCGGTTGCGGCTTTCAAGTTTTTCTTGGACACGAGCGAGTTCTTCACGTGAAGCTTTGATTTCTCGATTGATGTCGTCCAGTGTGCGGCTTTCTGACGGCATAGCTTCCCGAAGGCTCTGCATTTCAGCATTCAGTCGTGCAATTTCTTCTTTTTCTTTCTTGCCAAACAGTGACATCTTAACTTCCTCCAACATCAGATATCCCGGCAGAGCCCAACGGCCTTGCCTTCAATGACAACGGCATTCATATCTTCCCGGCTGAGGATGATGCTGCTGAAAGCCGGATTCTCCGGCCGCAGTTCAATGAAGTTCTCGTGCAGATAGACATGCTTCAGGGTAGCCTCTTCCCCGATCCGCACAGCAGCGATCTCGCCGTTCTCCACCTCTGGCTGGCTGCGAATCGCCACCAGATCGCCATCGTGGATGCGGGGTTCCATGCTGTCGCCCTTGCAGGTCAGTGTAAAGGTGGAGTGCCAGCGGGAAGGCACGCACACCATTTGTTCGATGTTCTCTTCTGCCGTGATGGGCGTACCGCAAGCGATCCGTCCCACCAGCGGTACCACGTCCATGGCTGGCATCGGCTCAAAGCCCGGCGGAACAGTGGGCTCTTTGGATGCAGCCAGGGCAGGCTGCTCCTCCCAGCCCATCAGATAGGCGGGAGACACTCTCAGCCGTTTTGCAATGGCATCTACTTTATCTGTCGGTATGTTTGTTACAATGTTATTCTCATACTTATATACAGCTTGCTTTGATACGCCAATGTAGTCAGCAAGCTCCTGCTGGGTTACGTCTTGCTCCTGACGCACTTGTCGAATGCGATCACCTACAGTCACCATGAGCACCTCCTTTAATATCTATAGTATAGCAGATAAACTGACGGTTTACAATATTTTTAATTGAATTACCAAAAATAACTTGACAGGTTACAGATATGGTGTTATCATACTTGTAACCTCACAAGTTACATCGAGGTCGTTTGGAGGTGAAAACGTGGTAAATGTCAATTTACTCAAGTCGTACATGGTCAGAGCGGGTTACACCCAGAAAAAATTGGCTCAAGAGCTCGGGATTTCGGAGCAAACCTTAACTCGCAAACTCAAGAAACGTGTCTTTGGCACGGACGAAGCCTCAAAGATTGTAGAGCTTTTAAGTATCGACAATCCGCAGGCTGTATTTTTCGGCCACTGAGTAACCTGTGAAGTCACATCAAAGGAGGTGAACAACGTGAACGACAACAAAAAGCCCAGCGAACCTGTGAAAGAGGAACGCTGGGGGATCATTCATTATATGCGTAGCCATCGGCCGCCCTGGTGGCTGTATTGGATGCCAGCCATTCTGTGGGGTATTACGACTGCAATTGCAGCCACAGCGATATGGCTGAGATAATGAGCGCCGCAAGGGCCATTAAATTTGACAAAATGATGCCCGTCCACTCTCTGAAGTTTTCTTGCCGGTAGCGAGAATCTTCTTTTTCTTTCAAAAGGCGTTCTGCATTTTTCTTCTTGTCAATGTAGTCTGCATAAAGCATTCCATCTTCTGTAACCACGAATTCGTCATCTGACTTTGAAAGCGCATACGGCACCAGAAAAACGAGTTTTACCAAATGTCCTGCAACGACTGGGTGTAAACGCAGAACAGCTCCGTATCGTGCCGATTCAAGATACTGCAAGTCATTGTCGGATAGTACGATTTTGTCAAAGTCTGTCATATTTTATCACCTCCCTTCCCGCCCAAGTATACCGCAGAAGGGAGCCGCCAACAAGGAGGTGAGCAACGTGAAAAAGCCTTATCTCAAAATCAGTCGTCTGGCAGAAGACCAGGATCTCAATCAGGGCGCACTTGCGGCCCTGATTGGGGTAAGCTCCAACACGATGACCGCACGGCTCAAGGGTGCACAACCTTGGAGGAGTGACGAGATCGTCATCATCTGCAGAGCACTACACATCCCGCAAGAAAAAATCGGGGAGTATTTCTTCCCGGCAATCGCAAAGGAGGAAAAGACCGCATGAAACCTTACACCCTTGCATCCGAGCGGGCCGCAGCGCCCACTGGATGCGCGTACATCGCACCGCTGTTTTGGAACAAGTGGTTCCGTTGGGGCGGTAGTCAGGCATCTGGCTGCTACCAGCTGGGCGGACAAATCAAGGATGAAAGCCACACCGGGCTGCAGATTTTTGCTGATGGCGAATGGCACCCGGTCATCGGATGGGCATTGGACGACTGCAGACCCGCAGTCAATTGTCTTCAGGAGGTAGGAGCATGAATATCAGCCCGAACGCTCAGTTAAAAATCCAGATGGGGAAGGATGGGAACCCCAAGATTTATGCCTGCGGTACAGAGATGGAACAGAAAGCCCTTTGCGCCGCTCTGATTGCCGGGATTTGCATAGATCAAAGAAATCCGGAAGCATTGCTCAGCATAGTGACTACTGCCGCAGACCTCATGGACAGAATGGAGGAATCCCCCAATGAAGATTAAATCCCGCGTCTGGTACTGGCTGGCTGCTGCCAGCGGTACCGCAAGTCTGCTGTACGGCATGGGCATCGAAGGCGGTGCACAGCTGGGCAGCTCCATCT